TAGGTAATGTTGATGTAACACCTGCGGTAAACCATGTCGTTACGGCAGGAGTGAACACCTCAAACGGCACATATCTTGGAATGGTAGCGATAGAGCAGGACGGCAGAGTTAGAATATATCCTACGAGCGCCGTAAATAATGGCTATGTAATGTTTTCGCTCAATTTCAAGACCACATAAGGGAGGTAAACAATGGGAAAACTAATCAGAAATGGAATAGAGTACGGCGGTGGTAACGGCACCGACATATTTGAAGTAACACAGGCAGAGTATAACGCCTTAAAACAGGCGGGGACACTTGTTCATAATGCCCTGTATGTAATAACAGACGCACCTAACCTCAATGAAACGGCAGAGCAGATCTCCTACGATGGTGGCACGGAGACTGTTAAAGAGAAGATAGACGAGAAAGCGGACATCACGGCTTTACCATTCGTCAAGTATGAGGAAATAAATGTTGCGCTTGATAATACGGGCGAGGGTACATTATTCACTTCAAATAAATTGGTGGTTGGTATTAAAGACATTCCAAGCGATAGCCTTTATGTAGGGTATGCCGTTTATTATGCAGGTTCACAAACAAAAGCCAAAGCATTCGCCCGTAACTCACTTGCTTTTACATCAGGCAGTATTATAAGTCAGACACGAAAAGTCGGGGTTTATTACCTTGATAACATCAGCGTAACCTAACAGGAGGACTAACATGGCAAAACAAATATTCATAGATGGTGATGGCAACGAGGTACCCGTAAGCGGTACTGTCAATAGTGCCGATATGTTGCCTATATCGGCAAGTGATGATACAAAAGTTAGCGAGGCAATAGATGAGGTAAACGAGTTCATAAATCATTTGAGCAACAAGTATGTTATCGGTGGTAAAAAGCAAGCAAGCGGAATAACAAGAGTTAACTTTGGTGTAACTTTTTCAAGTGCGCCTGTTGTTTCTGTTATTCCCTTGAATAGCACCTCACCACAAACATATTTAAGGTCTTGTGCATTAGTTAGCATAACAACGACTTATTTCGAATTCGTAGAGATAGCAATACAAAACGGTTCTTCGACATTGATTAACGGCTCAGATGATTGTGTATGGATAGCGGTAGGCAACAAAGCATAACAGGGGGAGGTAAACAATGGCTAACTTACCGAACAGATACGGAAGTTTTATCATAGAAAAGGGGTAAAGACACTTTCCAACACGGGTAAACTCATTTGAATACTTTGTGGGGGTTACACTATTAGATATTTAGTATAAGGGAGAGTAAACAATGCACATTGAGGTAATCACGGCACTTATATCAGGCTTATGCGTAGCGATTCCTACGATCATTGCCACTATTACAAGCAACAGGGCAAGGGACAAAGTAATGGAAGAACGGATGCGCTTCATGACCGAGAAAATAGATGATTTAAGTGCGAGGGTAGATAAGCATAACCAGTTTAATGATAGACTAATTATAGTTGAACAGTCGGTAAAATCGGCACATCATAGATTAGATCAGATTATGCAGAAGGGAGAGTAAATCTATGGACTGGAAAAGAAAGCTAACATCAAGGAAGTTTTGGCTTGCAGTAGTATCATTCGTAACATTGCTTTTACTTGCATTCCATGTGGAACAGGCAACGGCTACGCAGGTGGGCGAGATCATCATGGCCGGTGCAACAGTAATAGGGTACATTATCGGTGAGGGTCTTGCCGATGGTATGAACAAGGGGGACTAAACATGGCTTGTTATGCAAAAAGTGTAATAGCTACGGCTTTATCAGAAGTCGGCTATCAGGAAACGCCCAAGGGTAGTAACAAAAATAAGTTTGCTGCGTATATAGATAAGAATTACCCTAATTTCTATAATGGGGTTAAGAACGGCTATGCGGCATGGTGCGATCTGTTTGTAGATTACTGCGTTTTGGTTAATTCAGAATCAGAATCAGAGGCAGAACATGTATTATGCCAGCCTAAAAAGAGTGCAGGTGCAGGATGTAGTTTCTCATACGATTACTACAAGGCTAAGGGCAGGACAGGCAAAGATCCTCAGATAGGGGCGCAGATATTCTTCGGCACTGGGAAAAAGCCTACTCATACTGGAATTGTAGTTGATTTTAATGCTGATAGCGTATATACAGTAGAGGGCAATTCTGACGATCAGGTAAAGAAGCACACTTATAAGCGCACTTCTTCAAAGATTTTCGGCTATGGTTATCCGAGATATACAGAGGCAGGCGCAGAAACCCCCGTAGAATCGCCAAAAACGCCCGATAAGAGCATCGAACAGCTTGCGAATGAAGTTATTGCAGGAAAGTGGGGCAATGGCTCAGAACGCAAAAACAGGCTAACAGAGGCAGGCTACGATTACAGCAAGGTTCAGGCAAAAGTCAACGATATTCTTAAAGGATCTCAGGCAGCAGAAAAACCAAAGACTGAAACGGCTACAAAATATGTTGTAAAGACATATACAGGCGCACCGCTTAGATTAAGGGCAAAGCCTAACACTTCATCAGCTATCCTTGATTTAATGGCAAATGACACTGTTATTGAGGTTACAAAAGTATCTAACGGGTGGGCAGAAACTACCTACAAGGGCAAGCATGGTTATTGTTCTTATAGCCGGCTTGTAAAAAAGTAACTTGAAATGAGTACGGCATTGTAATAATATAATTGCAATTCCTACTTAGGATAACTCCTTAAATATGAATGCAGAAAGCACCACATAGACGCCGTGGTGCTTTTTGTATGCCTATATTACATTTTTATTGCACCTGAAAATACATATTGATTTAAGCCCTGAAAATTTATAAAATAGGGTAATCATATTTTAGGAGGTAAATATCATGTTTACAAACAGAGTTAGTGTTAATGAACTCAAAAGGCATCAGTTCACACCGGCAGAGTTAAGCGAGTGCGCATTTGAGTTTTATAGCAATTCTGATGAAGTGTTTTACACAAATTCAGAGGGCGTTTTCTATGTAGCCGATAACAGTTTGGCATCTTACGCCTATTTAGTCGGTGAGGATCTTAGCAAAGTCGAAGAATATTTACAGTGGGCAGCAGAGGGCTTTTTTGAAGATCCTGATTTTGACGAACAGCAGCGCATTGCAGCAGAGGAATTTGAGGATGATTAAGGGGGTAGTGGCATGTTGATTAACACGGCCGCAAGGCTAAGGCAGGCCGGTTATCGCTATGTTGCTACTTTCAATCAGAGAGAACGGGCAGAGGCGAGAACGGCACTTCATCGCAAACAGGGCTATGATGCTCAGGTATGCGAGGTAGTGAATTCTAAAGGCGTTAAAACATTCAGTGTATATTTAAAGGAGGTATGAAAATGGATGTTGTATTTCTCGTAGGAATGTTAGGTTTTGGGTTAATGCTCATAGGCTGGTTAGGCTATTCAACCCTAACTAATCAGGAAATCAGAGATCAGGAAAGGGAAATCACCCGTTTAATCACTGAGAATGAGCAGTTGAGAACGGCACTTCAGGGCAGGGTTCATGTAAGTATTCCTAATGCGCCTGTAAACCCTGAATGCACTGTTATTGAGAACAAAGAAGATCCTTTTAAGGAATGGTAAGGGGGTATAACATGTACGAATCACCTATTGAGTTAATGATGAAGCAGGTTGAAGAACGCATTGTAGAGCAGCGGGAAAATGAGGTAGTAGCTGCGGTCAATCAGGCGTTTGGGGTGAATGTGGATAAGGCCGAACTGATAAAGGCTTTAAACTATGATCGTAACCAGTATGAGAAAGGCTATTCAGACGGCGTACTGGCAGAGAACAGCAGGCACTTCAAGACAGATTGCATGATGCAGGAAATCAGGGATCTAATCACTGAATACAAAGAGGTTGTAGCCGGTGCGAAATGCACCTATGTTAGAACCGAGGCGTCTAAGATGTGGCTTGCAGATGGCATTATTGAGTTGTTTAAGGACGAATTCAAGGAGGTAGAGAATGAATAGTTTTGTTAAATGGCTTTTTAGTCCTCGATGCGAGTTTTGTGGTGCTCCTCTTTTAGAGCAAAAG